GTGTGAGAAAGGCGGTAATTCTTATGTATTCAAAACGCCCTAACGAAAACGGGCAGAAATCCTTGTATCAATCACGCAACGGCTTCATCGTACACAACACCTTCATATGGCTCGATGAGTTCGGCAATGAGTTGAACGATGCTCGAAGGAGTATAGTATTCGCCTTTTTCGTTGCTCGTGCCGGAGTCAATGGCAAAGACCTGCAGGAAATATTCATACACCCGTCCGATTAAATCGCGGTCATGAAAACGCTTCTCATCGATTTTGTTGACCTCGTCGATAAGCATTTTTACTTGTTCGGGACGTGTGCCGAGGGTGGCGTAGAAGTTTTGCGGCAGAGTGCCTTTCAAAGGCGGATTGCCGTCCTCTATATCTTTCATCGCTTTGTCGATGATAACAGCAATGTCGTCTGCGCTTGCGTTCGTTACGATGTGATTCCAGCGAGAAGTCTCGTTCAAGTAAAACACATTTTCGGATAGATAAAAGGACTTCTTCTCCAAAAAAGCCGGAACATCGCCGTATTGTTCGGTTATTTCCTTACGGCGCTTATCGAACTTATCACCCGCAAATTTTAAGAACACCAAGCCCATAACGGCATCGCGGTTCTTGTCATTGCCGCCAACCGTCCCACGTAGAGCATTGCGGCAATTCCACATTATAGATTCGAGCGATTGCTCGGTCGTTACTGCTTTCTTAGCCATATTGTTTGACTCCTTAGGTTCTATATTTTATTCAGAAATCTTCCCTTCGCGTACCCATTCATCGACCTCGGAAAGTTTGAATTTGTACTGTTTTCCGGCACGGCTGAAAGGAATAGTACCTTTGCGTATCCATGCACGGATTGTATCGTGGCTCACGCTCAAATGCGTTGCTACATCTTCAAGATTCACCCATTTTTCAGGAACTGTATTGCCGACTTCGTTGCTCATTGGAATCCTCCACTCATACTTTTTTAGAATATAGTGTTAATGGTTAGTATCCATAACTATTAAAGATAAATGCCTACACCCATCAAGGCTCTTCGCAAATCCAACCGTTTAATTAACCATGCTGTTTCATCTAATACATCCCGGCCGTCGTTGGTGTTGATCCCGAGCCTGACCGCGTTTTCGTTTAGCTGGCTTTGTAATAAAGGCTGGACAGATAGTTTTTGGAAAAACACTTTATAACACTTTCCTTGCTCGTGACAGTGCGTAACGAGACCATAAAAAAACTGCTGGCTTGCGTTGGCACATCGCCTGTAGCCCTTATTTGTATCCATAAACAAAGAAGGGAATGTCACTATCTCAGCTTTTGCCGCATCGCTTAACTTTATGAAATGTTGCGCCCGCTCCCTCGGAATAGTAAAAGAACCGGTTTGTCCCACAAAAGCCTCATCCTTAATAATGAATAAGTTGCAATAATCTGTGCTGAGTTGAATTTGTTGCTGGCCGTTTACTCCATTTACAAATATGGCGGTGCTGTTTACCGCGCCGACAGTACCAAAGAACTGGTTGCCGTTCGGAGCATTGTAAGCAGTTTGCGCCACAACAGTTTGCTCGTTAGGGTTTTGCAATTTTGATAATGCATTATTCATAGCTTCCCCCTAACTGTCAAATACATTTTCAACATTGCCGAAAAACTGGTTTTTAGCGTTAAAAACGTTCCCATTGATTATTACTTGTTGAGTTGTTGACGTTGGTTGTTCTGCGGTTTTTTCAAATACATGAGGTTCGTCCTCGATTTCAGCTTCGTTTTCATCGATGAAATCGTGGCCATTTGTTGCCGTACCTGCAGATTTATCTAAAAACGGAATAATCGTTATTGCCCGTTTTATTTCATTTCCAATATCGCTATAAAAAACCCATTCGCTGTTTGTGTCACCCTTTTTTGTGTGCCAATTGTTAAAGGTAGCTTGTCCCACGGTATTATCCTTCACATTCATTACGACATAATGCCAAACCCCAAGTGCAAAAGATGCCAGCGAAATATTGTCGATATTCAACACTTCACTTTTCGACATTTGTTTCCCATCGATTATGAAGTTTTTATCAATACTTGTATCTTTTCCGATAACTTCGAGAAACGCCTTAAAAAGCCACTCAACTTTGTCGTCACTGACAAACCGTTCTATTAACTCCGACATGGCTGAGACTACATTGTGGTATTCGCTTTTTATACGCAAATCAAAAACATCAATGTCTGACGACTCAAAAACGGCAGCAAAATATGTACCACCGTTATCTTCGCACTTTCTGTATCCTCCAACATTCTTTTTTAAAGTAGAGGGTTTTGCAGGCGGATTAAATGATGGCTTAATTATTCTAACAAGTTCGACAAGTAGTTCCGGCTGTGACAAGCCGTCGGTTTTCCCGTTTGCATTATCTCGCTTTGCGGTTCTCTGTCCTCGTGCGGCTAACAGCAATATAAAAACCGTACCTCCGCATAATCGCGGAAAATCAATTATTGACATTATTTTGCCTCCATAGAAACTTGGTAACTCTATCTACTCTATAAACTCTATCGACTTTTGACGGTCAACTTTACGCACTATTGGATTGTTCTTGTGAGGAAACAAGGACAAGCACCAAGCCCTTGTGAGAAATCACGAGGGCTTTTTTTGTTGTCTTTAGTAGCCAACAAACCGAAAGCAATCCCACCAAATCATTATAACACGCAAATCAAAAAATGTCAATCCAACGGAGGAAAAAGAGATGCCAACGCAAGAACGCGCCCGACCGCCGCCTGTGCAGTCACCACGGAATCCATTACCCCAAGGCTCGGACGAGCTACAAAAAAATCTACGGAGGAAAACAAAAATGAAAAATTACCAATCCCTGTATTACAAGAACTATTTTGCACAGAACGCAGACGGCGACTACATCCCCGTCAACCGGAAGGATTGCTTCGCCCCCGGAGAAACGCCTACACCGGACAACCCTTTTCGGCAGCGTTGGTTCTACGACCCCGAAGCGGGATACGCCGTAAGGCTTGAACGCAATCAGTGTGGCGAGGATACATACCTCATGAACTCAGCTTCCATGAAAAAGGGAGAGCGGCAACGTGTCAAACGCAGCGAAATGATTGAACTTGACTGTCCCCGATATGACGAAACCGGCGAAGAGGGCTACATCGAGCTTGAGGACGAAACCGCCGATGTTGCCAAGATTATAGAGGATGCGGAATCTCTCGCTACTCTCATCGCTGCATATAAGCGACTTGACCCATCAGACCAGTTGCTGTTTTGGCTTATGAGTACCAAAGCAAAGAAAACGGTCACCGCCGAAAAGATGGGGATGACCATCGATGGCGTGTATTACCGCGAGAAGCGGCTACGCAAAATCCTGCGTTCCGATCCCACATTAAAAGATGTTTTGAAATTTCTTGATTAAAGCACTACGGATTTCGCCCCCTCGCTGTCCTTTCGTAAGTGAGGGGGCGACCCCATCTTTCAAAATCGGAGGTAAACCGTAATGCAAACAAGCGAAAATGTCCTGTTTGCGGACAGTAGAGGCCGCGAACAAAACGAAGAACTCATCGGCGTTTTGAATGCCATTGTCATCGTGAGCAAAAGACTCGCGGGGCGACTGGCAGCACTTGAACACCGAAGAGAAGAAAAATCGAGAGGAGGAAAAATCTATGTCACCAGACAAAGCGCAGCAACTCGGCAATGACCTCGACTGCCTTGCGGCGAGTATTGCGGAAATCGCAGAAGAACTCAAGGCGATGTACGACTTTGACTACGAAAATGCTCCCGACCCCGAACCCCCGGCAGAACAACCCAAACCCCCGGCATTAGCGGAAGTTAGAGCATTCCTTGCCGACAAAAGCAGGGATGGTCACACGGAGGCGGTACGAGCGATTATCCTCCGACACGGTTCCGGCAAGCTGTCGGAAGTCGACCCCGGCGAGTATGCCGCAATCCTTGCGGAAGCGAGGGCGTTGAAATGAGCGACGGCAAAAAACACGCACTGCTGTCGCCGTCTGCAAGTCACCGCTGGATTAACTGCCCGCCGTCAGCTCGTTTGACAGAGTTTTATACCGACACCGGTTCAGGCTATGCACAAGAAGGTACGTTGGCTCACTCGGTTGGAGAGGCGAAATTAAAACACCGGTTGGGGTTAGCTAAAAAACCTTCAAAGTGCAACGACAGCGAAATGGACGTGGGAACAGACGATTATGTCACTTTTGTCATGGAGCAGATGGATGGTCTATCCGACCCGAAGGTGTTTGTGGAACAGCGGGTGGACTGCTCTCTGTACATTCCTGAGTGCTCCGGCACCTGCGACGCCCTTATCGTATCGGATGGAATTTTACAAATTTGCGATTTGAAGTATGGGAGAGGCGTGAGAGTGGCGGCCGAAGGTAACGAACAGCTTATGATTTACGCCCTTTCTGCATTGTCGATGTTTGACGGCATTTATGACATTCACACCATTCGCATGAGCATTTTCCAACCCCGGCTTTCTAACTGTTCTACATGGGAGGTCTCCCGTGATGAGCTTGAACGCTGGGCAGAAGAAACCCTGAAACCCGCAGCCCAGCTTGCGTGGGCCGGCAACGGCGACTACAAAGCGGGCGATCACTGCCAGTTTTGCAAGGCAAAAGCGGAGTGCCGTGAACGTGCCAAAGCAAATATGGAACTCGCCGCTTACGACTTCATCGAACCCTCTCTGCTTGAGAACGATGAAATCGCAGCCATCCTTGGCAAGATAGACGAACTTACCTCGTGGGCATCCGACATTAAGGATTACGCCCTGTCTGAAGCCCTTAAGGGAGTTAGGTTCGACGGCTGGAAAGTGGTCGAAGGTAGAAGCAATCGCAAGTACACAGACGAGACGGCTGCCGCAGATGCCGTCACAAAAATCGGGCTTGACCCGTATGAACACAAAATCCTCGGCATTACCGCCATGACATCCCTGCTTGGGAAGAAGCGGTTTGAGGAAACCCTCGGCGGGCTGATACACAAACCCGTAGGCAAACCGACGCTTGTTTCGGAAACGGACGGGCGCAAAGAAATTCACATTAACACGGCGGCGGATGACTTCGCCGACCCAATTGAAAATTAGGAGGATATTACAATGTCAAATACTGCAAAAAACAATCAGAACGTGGTCAATCCCACGAAAATCATCACAGGCATTTGCCGTCTCAGTTATGCCAACATCTGGCAGGCAAAATCCATTAACGGTGGCACGCCGAAGTTTTCCACCAGTGTCCTTATTCCCAAGAGCGACGCGGTGACGATATCCAGAGTGAAAAAGGCGATTCAAGCTGCCTACGAAGAGGGTGAAAGCAAGCTCAAGGGCAACGGGAAATCTGTACCGCCTTTGGCTACATTAAAAACACCGATGCGTGACGGCGACGTCGAAAGACCCGATGACCCCGCGTATGAAGGTCACTGGTTCGTGAACGCCAACAGCGGCACTGCGCCGGGCGTGGTGGATATAAATCGCCAGCCCATCATCGATACCAGCGAAATCTACTCCGGCGTGTACGCTCGTGTGTCCCTTTCATTCTACGCCTTCAACAGCAACGGAAATAAGGGTATCGCTTGCGGACTCCAGAATATCCAAAAGGTGCGCGACGGCGAATCCCTCGGCGGCAGGACAAAGGCCGAAGATGACTTCAACGACGGCTACCAGTCTAATGCCGACGACGACTTCCTAGGTTAAAGGAGGGCTGACACCATGACAAACATCCAGTCAATGATGCTTGCGGTCTGCTTCAGTGCCGTGGTAGGAACTCTTATCGGTAACATTTTAGCCATCGTAAAGTTTTCGATAGATGAGCGCAGAGAAAAAAAGCGTCTCCGCAAGGAAAACGAAAACAAGCAGTAACATAACGGGCGGCGGAGGGAGACAGCCTTTCTCCGCCGCTTTTCTTATGGAGGAAACAAAGATGAGTAAAATAAAGCAACTGTCCTGTGACATAGAAACGTTCAGCAGCGTTGACCTCAAAAAATCAGGTGTATATAAATACGCAGAATCGCCTGATTTTGAGATTTTATTATTCGGCTATTCCGTTGACGGCGGCGAGGTGCGGGTCATTGACTTCACGGCGGGCGAAACACTCCCACGCGAAATCATCGACGCTTTGACGGATGACAATGTGCAAAAATGGGCGTTCAACGCAAACTTCGAGCGGATATGCTTGTCCCGCTATTTATCAGATATGGGCATCAGCCTTGACCCCTTCGCCGATAACCACCACTCAGCTGACATCCTCGGTTTAGCAAGATACCTAAATCCTGAGTCGTGGAGCTGTTCGATGATCTGGTCGGCTTATATGGGCTTACCGCTTTCCCTTGAAGGTGCGGGCGCGGTTTTGGGGCTTGAAAAACAGAAACTGACGGAAGGTAAAGACCTTATTCGATATTTTTGTAAGCCGTGTAATCCCACCGCCACCAATGGTCAGCGTATCCGCAACCTCCCCGAACACGCCCCCGATAAGTGGGAAGCGTTCAGAGTGTACAACATCCGTGACGTGGAAACGGAAATGTCCATACAGGTAAAACTCGCCAAGTTTCCCGTGCCGGATGAGGTTTGGGACGAATACGCCCTCGACCAAGAAATAAACGACCGTGGCGTTCAGCTTGATATGACACTGGTTAAAAACGCCATCACCGCCGATGCGGTCAGCCGAGCTGAGTTGTTGCAAAAAATGCAAGAACTCACCCAGCTTGATAACCCCAACAGCGTAGCGCAGATGAAACAGTGGTTGGCGGACAATGGGATGGAAACCGACACACTTGGCAAAAAAGTGGTCGCTGAGCTGCTCAAGGATGCACCGCCACTTCTTGGCGATGTGCTATCCCTGCGGCAATCGCTGGCAAAATCCTCCGTCAAGAAATACACGGCTATGGAAAACGCCGTCTGCGCTGATAGTCGGGCAAGGGGGATGTTTCAATTTTATGGCGCAAACCGCACCGGGCGGTGGGCTGGGCGGCTCATACAAATGCAAAACCTCCCGCAGAACCATCTGCCCGATATTGAACAGGCGCGGGCTTTGGTGCGGTCAGGCAATTTCGCCGCTTTGGAACTGCTCTATGATTCCGTGCCGGAGGTGTTGTCGGAGCTTATCCGAACGGCGTTTATTCCAAAGGATGGCAATAAGCTCATCATCGCTGACTTCTCGGCGATAGAAGCCCGTGTCATTGCATGGTTCGCCAGGGAAAGTTGGCGCAACGAGGTGTTCGCCGGACACGGCAGGATTTACGAAGCCTCGGCAAGTCAGATGTTCGGTGTTCCCATTGAAGATATCACCAAAGGATGCCCGCTTCGGCAAAAAGGTAAAATTGCTGAACTCGCACTCGGCTACGGCGGCTCGGTTGGTGCATTGAAAGCCATGGGTGCGCTGGATATGGGGCTTACGGAAGACGAATTGCAACCGCTGGTCAATGCGTGGCGGTCGGCGAATCCGAATATCGTCCGCTTTTGGTGGGCTGTTGACCGTGCCGCTATGACAGCGGTCAAGGATAGAACGGTTACCGAAACCCACGGCATCCGTTTTTCCTATCAGAGCGGGATGTTATTTATAACGCTGCCATCGGGCAGACGGCTTGCTTATGTTAAGCCTCGCATCGGCGAGAATCAATTCGGCTCACCCTGTGTTACTTACGAGGGTGTGGGTGGCACAAAGAAATGGGAGCGGCTCGATACTTACGGCCCCAAACTCGTGGAAAATGTTGTGCAAGCAACCAGCCGTGATATTCTCAGCTACGCTATGCGGACGCTCCAGCATTGTGCCATTGTAATGCACGTCCATGACGAAATCGTCATCGAAGCCGACCGCCGCTTATCCACCGAGGTTTTATGCCAGCAAATGAGCCAGACACCACCTTGGGCAACGGGGCTTTTGCTCCGTGCCGACGGTTTTGAAACGGATTTTTATAAAAAAGATTAAAACCACTACGGAAAACCGCTTCTCACTGTCCTTTCGTAAGTGAGGGCGGTTTTCGCTTATCAAATTAACGGAGGTTTCAGATATGTTCTATGTAAAAACAAGTTTTGGCTACGCAGACGTAGTCACGGAAATCCACTGCGACAACGTGTTCACCCGTTGCCCGGAGTGTGGCAGTGAGTTGAATGTCGACCTTGCGGAGGTCTTTTCGGACGGCGATGCGGATTTGGAGTCCACTTCCATCATCTGCTCTGTGTGTACAAAAAAGCGTATGGCAAATAAAACGGCGCAAAGGAGACAGTGATGGATTATAAAAACTCAGAAGGCTATGCCGACCCGACCGCTTACGATGCGTTGACCATCATAGAAAAGGAAGAACGTGCGCTTCGGGCGTTTCGCCCCATCGTATATATCTGCTCGCCCTATGCCGGGGATGCAGAAAGCAATATAAAGGCGGCGCAAAAATACAGTCGTTTTGCGGTAAGCAAGGGTTATATCCCAATCGCACCGCATCTTTTGTTTCCACAATTTATGAATGACGCCAATCCCACAGAGCGAAAGCTGGGTTTGTTCTTCGGAAACGCTTTGATGAGCAAATGCTCCGAGGTATGGGTATTCGGCGAACGCATCTCTGCCGGTATGGAATCAGAAATCAAGCGTGCCCGTTGGAAAAATTACCGATTACGTTATTTTAGCGAAAGCTGTGAGGAGGTGCCTCATGTCTAACGCGTGGCAGTTCAAGCCCGGAAATCCGGAGTACGAAAAATACATCCACAGCTCGCATTGGAGGCATACCGCCGATAAGCGGCTTGAAGTGGATGGGCATATCTGCTGCGTCTGCGGCGGCAAAGCTACAGACGTACATCACCTTACTTATGACCGCTTCGGCAATGAAGCAATGGACGACCTCGTGAGCCTTTGCAGAAAATGTCACGGTCAGGCGGAGCGCTTTTATGACCCCGCTGTTACGCCTTGGGCTATGGACGAGATAAAGCCGAACGGAAATAACTTCATGGCGGCTATGCGTGTAGACGCTATGAAAATATCGTCTATGGTTTTTGATTATCTGAAAACGGTAAGAGGTTTTGATTTTGACTCGCTGATGCTTCTCCGCCAGCCGGATGACCCTGAGGGAAAGAAATACTGGAGAGTATTGCAAAAAGCCGTGAATGCCCTATGCAGAAAGCGCTACTCCCGAAGCTGTGTGGAGGACAGGCGAACAATGATGCTCGAAGCCATCACAAATCATATCGAGGTCATCTGTCTCGCCGAAATTGAACACTATGTCCGAAATGCCGTACAGAATTCTCTCCATGAGATTGTGGTGACGGACTATGCCATTTTCGGTAACTGGGACGCCGTTGGCGAGGAACTCGGCATTGCAAAAGGGACAGTGCAGAAGTTGCGAAAAGACAACGGTACCAGCTTCGGTCCGTCGTTACGCGAAACGGTGCTGTATTACTGCGGGTTAGATGCGGCTGCGGGTATTCGGCCTGTTGATGGTTTTGCCTGTCTGAGTGACACGGATTACAACAGGCTGAATGCAATGGCCGACTATATGACTGCTGTATCCGGTGACGGCGCGTTTAAAGGCGAATTTACGAAGGAGGAGCAAAGCCGTGTTAGTTAAAATATCTGTCTGCAATCGCAGGACGGACAAAAAGTATAAAAACAAAGAACTGGAATGGGATTATATCATCGACCGAAACCGCAATCCTGTCCGCACCTCGGAAACGGCGGAGGAATATCCGAAGCTGTCAAAGGCACAGCGCGGTGAGCTAAAGGACATCGGCGGTCTTGTCGGAGGCTGGCTGAAGGAAGGAATCCGCAAGAACGGAAACGTGACCTTCCGCACGTTGGGCTTGCTCGATGCGGACAGCATACCCGCCGATACGGATTTTCAGCGCATTGTCCGCACGGCGCTCGACGGCGTTACTTATTTCCTCTATTCCACCCATAGTCACACCCCAGAGACGCCGCGATACCGCATCGTTATTCTTTTTAACAGAACGGTTAGCGAGGACGAGTACCCCGCTGTCATGCGTATGGTCGCCAAACAAATCGGAATGGACTATTTTGACGATTCAACCTATGAAGCCAACCGCATGATGTATTGGGCTTCTTGTCCGTCAAACGGCGAGTTCGTGTTCGATGAGCAAACCGGTGAACCGCTCAGTGTTGATAAGTACCTCGGAATGTACGCCGACTGGCGCGACGTATCACAGTGGCCTACATCCTCGCGGCAGTCAGAGGCTGTCAAGCGCGAGGTCGCAAAGCAGGAAGACCCGCTCTCAAAGCACGGAGTGGTCGGCGCATTCTGCCGCGCCTATTCTGTAACAGCGGCAATCGATAAATTTCTATCGGATGTTTATGCGCCTTCAGTTATTGAGGGACGCTATGATTATATCCTCGGTGAGGGCACTGCTGGTGTCGTCATTTACGATGATAAGTTCACCTACAGCCACCATGCGACTGATCCCTCCTGCGGCAAACTGCTGAACGCATTTGACCTTGTTCGTACCCATAAATTCGGTGACGATGATGAAAAGAAGTCCTTTTCCGCCATGATGGATTTTGCCGTAAAGGACGAATTTGTCAGCACCATGCTACTGCGGGAAAAACAGGAGTCAGCTGCAGAGGAATTTGACGATTGGACAAAAGGACTCCAGCGTGACCGCGGCGGTCTGCTGAAAAACAACCTGCACAATATCACGCTGATTATGGAGAATGACCCGAAGCTTAAAAGTATTGTCTTTAATCAGCAGCTTGACGGCATGGAAATCAAAGGCTCTGTTCCTTGGAAACACCCGTCAAAATACTGGCGCGATGCCGATGATGCGCAGCTTATCAGCTACATTGATTCCCACTATGGCACCTTCTCCGCTCGGAACTATGATATCGCCGTTGCAAAGGTTGCCGATGACCGTTCCTATCATCCTATCCGTGAATTTCTTGCCTCCTTGCCGAAATGGGATACCGTCCCCCGCGTGGACACGCTGTTCATTGACTATCTCGGTGCTAAGGATAACACCTATGTCCGTGCCGCGACCAGAAAAACAATTTGTGCCGCTATTACCCGTGTAAAGAATCCGGGATGCAAGTTTGACACAATGCCTGTTCTGAACGGGCCGCAGGGCATCGGCAAAAGCACCTTGATTGCAAAGCTCGCCGGAGAATGGTTTTCCGACAGCCTGAACCTCGGCGATACCAAAGACAAGACCGCCGCAGAAAAACTGCAGGGCTACTGGATTCTTGAAATCGGCGAGTTGGCAGGTCTGCGTAAGGCTGAAACAGAAACGCTGCGTTCCTTCCTCTCTCGGCAGAACGATATCTACCGCGCCGCCTTCGGAAAGAGAGCAACACCGCATCCGCGTCAGTGCATCTTCTTTGGCACAACCAATGCGGAGACCGGATATCTGCGCGACACAACGGGCAACCGCCGTTTCTGGCCGATAAAAACGCCGGGAAATGGAAGAAAGCGTTCTTGGGAGTTGACTGAATACGACATCCTGCAGATATGGGCAGAGGCCCTGGTATATGTTGAGCAAGGTGAAAAACTGTATCTGTCACCTGAGATTGAAGCCTTGGCAAAGAATGAACAGCGCGACGCTTTGGAAGCGGATGAGCGCGAAGGCCTGGTACAGGATTTCCTTGATACCCTATTGCCGGAAAGCTGGGACAAGATGGACACCTATGAACGCAGAAATTTCCTTGAAGGAACAGGTGCCGGCGGCATCGGTCAGACAGGTACGGTGAAACGCACAACCGTCAGCAACATGGAAATATGGTGTGAATGCTTTTGCAAGGAGCGTGCCAATCTTAAACGCGCCGATTCCAACGAGCTGATGGCCATACTCGCAAAACTCGGATGGGTGCGCCGGCCCAAAAAGACTCCCATTCCACTCTACGGTCAGCAGTATGTTTATGATCCCAAAATCAATCCTGAAAAAATATTGGGACAGCAGGATGAGTTGGGAACGGGCTAAATCGAACCCAGCGAACCTGAAATAAAGTCAGGATAAATATTGGGAACAGCCCTCAAGAAAAATCGGAAAGCAGCGAAAACCGTACAGGCACAGACTTTTTGCGGCAAGCACACGGCAACTTCACAGGCGTTGTTCCCAATATCCTAAAAAAACTAAAGTGTTGAGAAAATAATGAATATTACCCTATATAGCTGAAAATCACACATATTCGCGCGCATAGAGATTTTTAGGTTTTGGGTTTAGGAGAAAGAAATGCGAGAAAAACAGATAGAGCAAAAGCTCGTGAGAGCTACGAAAAATATGGGAGGCATTGCACCGAAGTTTACAAGTCCCGGTCTCGATGGAATGCCTGACCGAATCGTGCTTTTGCCGGGTGGACATGTAGCATTCGTTGAGATTAAGGCAATGGGATGCAAACCGCGTCCTTTGCAGCTTGCAAGGCATGGAATACTTCGACGGTTGGGTTTTAAAGTGTATGTGCTGGATGATTCGGAGCAGATTGGAGGGATACTCGATGAAATACGAGGCACATGACTACCAGAAATATGCGACCACCTTTATTGAGGAACATCCTGTGTCCGCCATTCTGCTGGATATGGGCTTGGGCAAGAGCGTCATCACCTTGACAGCGATAAACGACTTGCTGTTTGATAGTTTTGAAATTCACAAGGTTCTCGTCGTGGCTCCGTTGCGTGTAGCGCGTGATACATGGCCTGCGGAACTTGGAAAATGGGAGCATCTGAACGGGCTGATTTATTCTGTGGCTGTTGGTACCGAGGTTCAGCGCAAGGCGGCTCTGCTGCAGAAGGCCGACATTTATATCATCAACCGTGAGAATGTGGAATGGCTGGTGGAGAAAAGCTGTCTGCCGTTTGATTACGATATGCTGGTGGTCGATGAACTGTCATCCTTTAAGTCTCATCAGACAAAACGCTTTCGCAGCCTGATGAAAGTCCGACCTTCCGTAAAACGCATCACGGGTCTGACGGGAACACCGTCCTCCAACGGTCTTATGGATTTATGGGCAGAGTTTCGTCTGCTGGATATGGGCAAAAGGCTCGGCCGGTTCATCACCCATTTTCGCAGTGATTATTTCGTGCCGGACAAACGCAATCAGCAGATTGTATTCAGCTATAAACCAAAGCCGGGTGCCGAGGAAGCCATATACCGCCTTGTGTCGGATATCACCATCAGCATGAAATCTACCGACTACCTCAAAATGCCGGAGTGTGTGATAAATGAAGTCCCCGTGCGGCTTTCGGAAAAAGAGATGGAATGCTACCAGACCTTAAAAGACGATTTGATTCTCAGCCTTGACGGTCAGGACATTGATGCCCAGAGTGCCGTGGGTCTATCCAATAAACTGACACAGATGGCGAACGGCGCTGTTTACGGTGAGGACTGCGATGTAATCGCGATACACGACCGGAAGCTGGATGCTCTGGAGGATTTAATAGAATCCGCCAATGGCAAGCCCGTCCTGGTAGCCTACTGGTTCAAGCATGACCTCTCCCGTATTGAGGAACGCCTGCGCAAACGGCATATTCCATTTTCCAAGCTGGACAGCGCCGATTCAATAAAGCGATGGAATAACGGCGAGCTGCCTGTTGCGCTGGTTCACCCCGCCTCCGCTGGGCATGGCTTGAATTTGCAGTCCGGCGGCTCGACACTGATATGGTTCGGATTAACTTGGAGCTTGGAGCTGTATCAGCAGACCAATGCGAGGCTTTGGCGACAGGGCCAGGAATCCGATACCGTGGTGATCCATCACCTCATCTCCAAGGACACCATTGATGAAAAAATCATGTCGGCTCTGAAAAAGAAAGACAAAACGCAGTCCGCACTTATTGATGCTGTAAAAGCGGACTTGAAAATCTAAGACAACCTACGACAAAATATGACAATCAGTGCCAATCCGAGGGAACTAAAAATATCGGAGGTACAGATTATGAATCCCTATGAAGAATTGGCAAATGCCATCGTTCTGCAGGCGGTCAAGGATTATCGGCTGCACGATGATGAAAAGGAGCTCGCCAGTATTGAGCGTTTCTTTCGTTCGGGCTGGTTTGGCGTCCTGACGAATGTTAATCCGGAGATGTTAATCACCAAACTGAGAAAGGAAAAGGTGCGCTATGACTACTAAAACATACCTTTCTCAAGCCCGCTATCTTGATATGCGCATCAAGTCCAAGCTCCAGCAGGTAGATTCTCTGAACGAACTGGCGACAAACTGCTCATCGATCTTGACAGGTATGCCCAGGAACCCCAGCCCTTCTACCTCCCGCATGGCTGATGCCATTTGTAAAATCATTGATCTGCAAAACGAGATCAACCGGGATATTGATACACTTGTTGACCTGAAAAAAGAAATCATGGGTGTTGTAAAAGCCGTGGTCAATCCGGAGCATCAGACCCTTTTGGAGAAACGCTATCTTTGCTTCCTCTCTTGGGAGAAAATTGCTGTGGATATGGGTTACGACCTGCGCTACACTCACAAGCTCCACATTCGGGCACTGGATGAATGCAAAGTCCCGGCTTCTTCTGAAGTGGACACGAAAAGACACTGAAAGACACCTGTTTCTTATGATAGTATTATAATGGCGAAGAAGAATAGAGTTGAGCCTCGCGGGAGCAATCCCTCGGGGCTTTCTTTATGTAAAAGAAAAGAGCCGTTGTTACGCGGCTCTATCTTTCTCATTCTTCGTCTTCAGCTTTTATCGTGATGACAGGTAGTGAGGTTCTGTCATGGGATGTCAGTTGTTGTTGATTAACCCTCCTGATGAGAAACTTTACTGCAGCTTCGATGTCTTTGTACTCCAGCTTTAGCACCAGCTTTTCATCAAGGAACACACACAACGCACTGTCATCTCCTTTGACCCCTACTTTTTTGATGTTGATTTCAAATCGTGTATCCATTGGTACACCTCCTTCATAATAGGGCGTGTTTTTTTTGCGAAGCATAGCTCTTCATAAAAGGGCTTGTAAACTTCGCGTGCTGTTGCTCTTCATGATAGGAGTTGTAATTTCTGTGAAAGGAGGAATCTGATGCCCTACAAACCTAAACGTCCCTGTGCCTACCCCGGCTGCGGTCGGCTTGCTGAACGCGAGCAATACTGTGCCGAACATCAAAAGATTATGGACAAACACTACAACCAATACGAACGTGACCCCGCTTCCAATAAGAGATATGGTCGTGCCTGGAAGCGTATCCGTGATCGCTACGTCAAGTCGCACCCTCTCTGTGAGGAGTGTGAGAAACAAGGTAGGCTCACTCCCGCCGAGGAGGTTCACCACATTCGTCCGCTCTCCAAAGGCGGAAGCAATGATAAGAGCAATCTCATGGCTCTCTGTAAGTCGTGTCACTCGAGGATCACTGCCGAGAGCGGTGACCGGTGGGGGCGGTGAAACCTCCAGGACTTTCCAATGCGGACAGCGGCGTGGGGCTTCGTGTTGAAAAACGCACAATCAGACAAGGGAATAGCCCCAGCCCATCAAAGCGAGGTGAATATATTGGCAAAAGACGGTACAAACCGAGGCGGTGCTCGTGTCGGTGCGGGTGCAAAAAAGAAGCCACTCGCCGACAAAATATCAGCCGGTAACCCCGGCGGCAGAAAATTGACTGTGATGGAATTTTCCGACACGGCAAATCTGCAAGGCAATGAAATGTCGGAACCAAATAAGATGCTCGAAGCTGTACAAAAGGACGGCAAGACGCTCGTCGCCGCTGACATTTACAAAAACACGTGGCACTGGCTACATGAGCGCGGATGTTCGGTGCTTGTCTCTCCACAGCTTTTGGAACGCTACGCCATGAGCGTGGCTCGTTGGATTCAGTGCGAGGAAGCGGTTACCGAATATGGTTTTCTCGCCAAACATCCCACCACGGGCAACGCCATTCAAAGCCCCTATGTGGCGATGGGCCAGAACTACATGAACCAGACCAATCGACTGTGGATGGAGATTTTCCAAATTGTAAAAGACAACTGCACCGGCGAATACAGCGGAGCCAACCCCCAAGATGATGTGATGGAGCGGCTGTTGACCGCCCGGAAAGGAAAATAAGATATGATAACTTATAAAACAGCAGAAAGTGTCTGTGCCGGACACCCGGATAAACTGTGCGACATCATTGCTGACAGCATCCTTGATGCCTGTATGCGCAAAGACAAATCCTCCCGTGTGGCCTGCGAAGTCATGGCGACCAAAGGTAAAATTATCGTGGCGGGCGAAATCACCTGCAGCGGTAAAGTTGATATCAGCTTCATCGTAAAAAATGTACTTCGTGAGGTCGGATACAATCCGTGGAAGTTCACGGTTTTTGTGTTCGTCCACAAACAGAGCAAGGATATCGATGCCGGAGTAACCACCGCTCTCGAAGCACGAAACGGCAGTGAGGAACGCTACGCCTCTCTCGGTGCGGGTGACCAAGGCACCGTTTACGGTTATGCCACCAATGAAACCCGCGAGATGCTTCCACTTCCGCTGGTACTGGCGCATAGAATCTGTAAGCGTGTGGATACCGTTCGAAAGGACAAAATTGTCAAAGGCATTTTGCCTGACGGCAAAGCGCAGGTCACGGTGGAGTATGAGGACGGCAAGCCCAAGCGCGTGAAAACCATTATAGTTTCCGTTCAGCACGACAAGGATAAAACACAGGAGCAGCTTTACTCCGACATCAAGCAAAATGTACTCTGGCAGTGCTTTGAGGACTTCCCGTTTGATGATGATACAGAAATCCTCATCAATCCCTCCGGCAGATTCGTCGAGGGTGGACCCGCCGCCGATACCGGGCTGACGGGCAGAAAGATGATGGTGGACACATACGGAGGGCTTGCTCTTCACGGCGGCGGTGCATTCAGCGGTAAAGACGCGACCAAGGTCGACCGAAGCGGCGCATACATGGCGCGGTACATCGCAAAGAATATCGTGTGGAGCGACTTGGCAGAAAGATGCGAGGTCGCTCTTTCTTATGCCATCGGCAATGATAACCCTGTGGCGATGGGCATCAACACTTACGGCACGGGTGCAATCACCAATGAGGAACTGCGAGAAATCGTGCTGTCCGTGTTCAACCTGCGCCCGGCGGCAATCATCGAAAAACTGCGACTGCGCAATGTAATCTACGAGGACACGGCAGTTTACGGACATTTCAATTCCTGTCTGTTCCCGTGGGAGGACGGCAGTGTCCATTACAAAGAACTGAGAAAGGCGGCGGAGAAATATGGTAATAGAAAAGATTCAGACTGAGCGGCTCATCCCCGCCGACTATAACCCTAGAAAAGACCTCAAGCCGGGTGACCCGGAATACGAAAAGTTGAAACACTCTCTTGAGGAGTTCGGCTATGTCGAACCCGTTATATGGAATAAGACCACCTCTTATGTTGTTGGTGGTCACCAGCGTTTGAAGGTGCTGCTTGACATGGGCATTACCGAAGTTGAGTGTGTAGTGGTCGAGATGGACGCCGAAAAGGAAAAGGCGCTCAATGTCGCGCTCAATAAAATCAGCGGTGACTGGGACAAAGACAAGCTGGCTCTCCTCATTGCCGACTTGCAGGGTGCGGACTTTGATGTATCGCTCACTGGTTTTGACCCCGGCGAAATTGATGACCTTTTCAAGGATTCGCTCAAGGATGGCATAAAAGACGATGATTTTGATGTGGATGCCGAGTTGCAGAAGCCTGCTGTCGCAAAGCTTGGCGATGTGTGGCTACTCGGCCGCCACCGACTGGTCTGCGGTGATTCCACTAAGGCCGACACTTTTACCGCTCTGATGGATGGGAAGCTGGCAAATCTGGTGGTAACCGACCCGCCGTACAACGTCAACTACGAAGGCACGGCTGGCAAAATCAAAAACGACAATATGGGTAACGAAGCGTTTTATGACTTCCTGCTGGCGGCGTTTACGAATACCGAGGCGGCGATGGCACAGGACGCTTCTATTTATGTATTCCACGCCGACACCGAAGGGCTGAACTTCCGCAAGGCATTCTCGGACGCTGGCTTCCAGCTTTCCGGGTGCTGCATTTGGAAAAAGCCGTCGCTGGTGCTTGGGCGTTCACCATACCAATGGCAGCACGAACCGGTGCTCTTCGGCTGGAAGAAAAAAGGCAAGCACAACTGGTATACAGACCGCAAGCAGACAACTATCTGGGAGTTTGAAAAGCCAAAGAAAAACGCCGACCATCCGACTATGAAGCCGATTGCACTTGTTGCTTATCCCATTATGAACTCAAGCCTGACAAATTGCATCGTGCTCGACCCCTTTGGCGGTAGTGGCAGTACACTTATCGCCTGTGAGCAGTCTGACAGGATTTGCTTCAGCATCGAACTCGACGAAAAATACTGTGACGTTATTGTAAAGCGGTATATCGAACAAATTGGTGGCGCAGATGGTGTTTCTGTTATCCGCAATGGTATCGCGATGAAATATGCGGAGGTGACCTCCGATGAGTAAACTGACACTCGGTTCTCTTTTTGATGGCTCCGGCGGCTTTCCGCTGGGCGGTCTGCTCTGCGGCATCGAACCGCTCTGGGCTTCGGAGATTGAACCTTTTCCGATACGGGTAACCACAAAGCGGATACCACAGATGAAGCACTACGGAGATATTTCCAAACTGAACGGTGCGGATTTGCCGCCAGTGGATATTATAACCTTCGGTTCTCCCTGCACCGATATGTCGTTCGCCGGGAAAAGAGCCGGTCTGGACGGTAACCAATCCGTTCTTTTTTATGAAGCGATACGAATTATCAAGGAAATGAGGTGTAAAACCAGTGGCAGATACCCAAGATATGCTGTCTGGGAGAATGTTCCCGGAGCGTTTAGTTCAAACAAAGGCGCCGACTTCAAAGCAGTCCTCGAAGCGGTCATCGGCGTCATCGAGCCGACAGCCGAGGTGCCTGCGCCTGACAACGGGCGGTGGTCATATGCCGACCTACTCCTGGGAGACGGATGGTCATTGGCTTACCGAACTATCGACGCGCAATATTTCGGAGTTCCCCAACGCCGCCGTAGAATCTACCTTGTCGCAGATTTTGCAGGCGGAAGTGCCGGAGAAATATTATTTGAGTCCAAAGGCGTGTCAAGGGATTTTGCGCCGAGCGGCAGCCCGTGGAAAGGAACTGCCGGAAATGCTGAGACTGGCACTGGAACAACAGGCAACGGCATAACTTGCCTCAACGACCAAGGCGGCAGTGTGATGTCAATTACAGAAGATATGACCGCAACGCTACGTGCCGAGGAACACGGACACCAACCTTGTGTAATGCAGTCGAGCGGCTTTTGCACCGAGCACAGCGCTAAGAGCCGAAGCGTAGGTTACGAGGAAGAACGCTCTCCTACGCTTCGTGCAGGTGTTGTTCCCGGTGCAGTCATGTCATTTGAACCGGGTGCGGCTTCCCGCGTTGGTGGACATACGGATGAAAACATCAGTGGCTCACTTCGGGCAAACATGGGTGATAACCAAACCGCAGTGGTGATTGAGAACCACCCCACCGATGGAAGATGCAGAATTGAGCAGGACGGCAAAGTTCAGACGCTGACCTCCCGTATGGGAACAGGTGGTATGAATGTTCCTCTCGTGATGAACGCACCAAGAACGTTGAAAATTCGCTCCGGCTGTGAAGGCGGCGGCAAAGGTGCGCTTGTTCAGGACGATATGTCCGCCACTCTCTCCTGCAATAATGACCAGACCGTTTTCGTCCCTACCGCTTACGGTATCTGTTCAGACAAAAGTAATTCCATGTTGTCAGGTAATCCGCACAGCGGTATCTACGAAGCGGAAACTTCACGCACCATTGATGCAAATGGAGGAAACCCTGGATGCAATCAAGGCGGGATTGCTGTAGTAGCTTTGCAAGGCTCGATGATTGGACGTGAAGATAAGAATGGACCCCAGGGAAGCGGTGTTGATGAAGATGTCAGTTTTACCCTCAATACCATCGACCGTCATGCTGTTGCTTATGCTATGACCACTGGAGGCTTTACGCTTGTTGAAGAAGAAAAATCACCTACGCTGTTATCAAGGGATTATAAGGATGCGCCAATCGTTTCACAGCCGTCTTACGGTATTGACCGAGCGGCTTTTAATCAAGGACAGAACGCTTTATATAAACCGGCTATTGAGGAAGAACAACAGCCTACTCTTACGGCAAAAGGGCCCGGTGCTGTGGCCCAGCCCGCTTCCTTCTCTCCGCATCCGGATTACATCGTCCGAAGGCTTACGCCTACCGAGTGCGCCCGTTTGCAGGGCTTTCCTGATTACTGGTGTTCCGACCTCGGCATTGAAAATCCGACTGAGGATGATATAAATTTCTGGGCAGAAGTGTGGGAAACCCACCGTAAAATTAATGGCGTGAGTAAAAAGCCCAAGAGCCGCAAGCAGATTATAAAGTGGCTGCAAAATCCACATTCCGATGCCGCCGAATATAAGATGTGGGGCAACGGGGTAGCTCTGCCATGTGTCTGTTTTGTTCTGTCCGGCATTGTGTTATCTACACAAGATACCGCCGAATAATCGGTACAATATTCTCTACAGAAATCGCTTGAAATGACTTGCTATATAAGCAGTTTAGAGTGATTAATGTAGTACCGAAAAATGAAAGGCGGTTTGAAAAATGGAACTCAAATATAATGTAACAGGCAGCGAACGCAAGTCACTGGTCGGAGCAATCAGCACGTTGCTAAACGCCCCAACCAAATACCTCGGAGCCCCAACCTTCGCCTACGAGGTGGGCGGCTACCACATCGACAAGTGCGGTACACTCACAGGTCCTGATAGCCTCGACTTGGAGGATGCCCTCCACCAACAGGGATTTGATGCAGACGGCGATACCCGCCATTATGACGAACCCGACACCTACGAGAGCGGGCTTGGCGGTATGGGTGCGAATCCCGCCTTCGAGGATTTGCGGATGGATGAACGGGAGGAGCTGGGGCTTGGGCGTACCCGACACGAGGACTTCCAAGGCGAAAACGGAATGCAGGCAAGTGATGTCCCGGAACCCTACGAGGACATCGGGCTGGTGATTGAAATGCCACGCTCCTCCTTTACCGACACAGCACTCGACAACCTCAAGCGGCTGGTTGAAAGCAAAAGTAACCTGATTAAAAAAGCTCTCGGCACGGAAACGCTCGAACTCGAAATAACAGATGACAAGGTGGAATTCCCCTGGTTTGGGGATGGCACCGACCCGGATGCCGTCAAGGCATATACACATTTCGTCACGGCCCTTTGTGAAATGGCACGGGTTCAGAAGCGAGTCACCGCCAAAGAAAAGGAAACGGATAACGATAAATACGCTTTCCGCTGCTTCCTTCTACGGCTGGGCTTCATCGGAACGGCATACAAGGAGGAGCGCAAAATTCTGCTCCGGAACCTGACAGGCAGTTCTGCATTTAAAACTCCGAAAAGCGAGTGTAACCAGTGCCTCGAAAGCGAGGCACAAGATGAACAATAATTTTCCTTCAAGAGAAACTGTAGAGCGTATCCGTAAACAGTACCCTATCGGCTGCCGTGTTGAACTTCTTCGAATGGATGACCCTCACGCCCCGCCGATTGGCACAAAAGGCACCGTGCGGTATGTCGATGACATCGGCAGCTTGGGAGTCTCGTGGGACAACGGGAGTTCGCTTCAAGTGGTCTACGGTGAGGATTTATGTCGAAAGCTGGAGGACGCTGACGATGGAAGATAAAATGAAAGAGCAAATTCTCGCCGTCCGGGATACCGGACTTACCAATATGTTCGATGCCCGCACCGTCCAGCGCATTGCCCATGAAATGAACTTCTTCGAGCTGGTGCTTTTCCTTGAGGAACATAAGGACAAATACGTCCGCTTCATACTCACCGGTGAGGAATAACGCTGTAAACTACACAGTTTCTACAGCAATAACAGCCTCAAGATTCGTGTAGTTTATACCCGGATTTATCGCATAATTGACTGGATATAGTGTGCTTTCAGAGTTAATATGTCACTACCGAAAGGGAAAACACACTAAACGGAGGAAACGAAAATGACCGAAAAGCAATGGAAACAGGTTGAAGAACAGCTTCCCGCAGGGGCGAAAATCCTGCGAACCTACCACGCCTTCGAAAACGGCGAATTGCGTATAATCGTCCAACTCCCCGGCGAACAGTTCGAAACACGCTACATTATCCACTTTGAGGGCGAGGACGTAAAACTGGAACACAGACCGTAACAAACAACAAAACAGCCGAGATTCTGCCCTGCATGGGGCTGTATCTCGTACAGATAGATTTTGACGGGACTGCCGATGGCGGTCTATTTTTATGCTCGGAAGGAGGCGGCGGGTATCAGAAAGCTAAAGAAATATAAACAGACACGGTTTAAAGCCACAGATTCGGTTTACGACAAAGCCTCCGCCGACTATGCTGTGGCTTTTGTCGAAGCGCTCTCGCACACAAAAGGCACTTGGGCGGGCAAGCCCTTTGAGCTGATTGATTGGCAGGAGCAGATTATCCGAGATGTGTTCGGCACTTTGAAACCCAACGGCTACCGACAATTCAACACCGCTTATGTGGAAATCCCGAAAAAAATGGGCAAAAGCGAGCTTGCGGCAGCCGTAGCTCTCTTGCTCACCTGTGGCGACAACGAAGAACGTGCCGAGGTCTACGGCTGTGCTGCCGACCGCAATCAGGCGTCTATCGTGTTCAATGTGGCAGCGGATATGGTGCGAATGTGCCCGGCACTCTCCAAACGTGTCAAAATACTGGATGCAACAAAGCGGCTTATCTATCAGCCGACCGGGAGTATCTATCAGGTGCTGTCCGCCGATGTTGGCAACAAGCACGGTTTTAATACTCACGGTGTGGTATTTGACGAGCTGCACACCCAACCAAACAGGAAATTATATGACGTCATGACCAAGGGCAGCGGTGATGCGAGAATGCAGCCGCTGTATTTTTTGATCACCACCGCGGGAGATAACCAAAACAGCATCTGCTGGGAGGTGCATCAGAAGGCACTGGATATTATTGATGGCAGAAAGCACGACCCCACATTCTACCCGGTCATATACGGTGCGGCGCAGGAGGACGATTGGACTGACCCTAAGGTGTGGAAAAAGGCGAATCCTTCGCTTGGTATCACAGTTGGCATGGACAAGGTCAGAGCTGCATTTGAATCGGCAAAGCAAAATCCTGCCGAGGAGAACAGCTTCCGGCAGCTCCGGCTGAACCAATGGGTGAAACAGGCCATCCGCTGGATGCCGATGGACAAATGGGATGCTTGCGCGTTCACCGTGGATGAAAAGTCGCTTGAAGGGCGTGTCTGTTATGGAGGACTTGACCTGTCGAGCAGTACCGACATCACGGCGTTTGTGCTGGTATTTCCTCCTGCCGACGAGGATGATAAATACTGCGTTCTGCCGTACTTTTGGATACCGGAGGACAATATCGACCTGCGCGTTCGGCGCGACCATGTGAATTACGATCTCTGGAATAAGCAGGGCTTTCTGCAAACCACCGAGGGCAACGTGGTGCATTACGGCTACATCGAGCAATTCATCGAAACCCTTGGTGAGAAGTACAACATACGTGAAATTGCTTTCGACCGCTGGGGTGCCGTCCAAATGACGCAGAATCTCGAAGCGCTCGGCTTCTCGGTTGTACCTTTTGGTCAGGGCTTCAAGGATATGTCTCCTCCGACCAAAGAGCTGATGAAGCTTACGCTGGAGGAGAAAATTGCCCACGGCGGTCACCCGGTACTGCGCTGGATGATGGATAACATCTTCATCCGCACCGACCCTGCCGGCAATATCAAAGCGGATAAAGAAAAATCCACCGAGAAAATCGACGGTGCAGTCGCCACCATCATGGCGCTCGACCGTGCAATTCGGTGCGGAAACGATACGGGCGAAAGCGTGTACAACACACGCGGACTGCTCGTTTTTTGATTGGAGGTAACTGCCTATGAACATCTTTAAGGGAATATTCAAAGCCCGTGACAAGCCTAAAAATCTTGGCGGAGGCACCAGCTTTTTATGGGGCGGTTCGTCCTCCGGCAAGGTTATTAATGAGAAAACAGCCATGCAGATGACTGCGGTTTACTCCTGTGTCCGCATACTGTCTGAAGCAATTGCAGGGCTGCCGCTGTTTGTATATAAATACGGCGAAGACGGCAGCAAGGACAAATATCTCGACCATCCGCTGTGGCGTGTGCTGCACGACGAGCCAAACCCAGAGATGACATCGTTTGTATTTCGGGAAACCATGATGAACCATCTGTTACTGACGGGCAACGCCTATGCACAGATTATCCGCAATGCCCGTGGTGACGTGGTAGCGCTGTACCCTCTCATGCCCAATCGCATGACAGTTGACCGGGATTCGCAAGGGCGGCTGTATTACCGCTACAGAAAAAGCAGCGATGACGCACTGGAGGTCAGAAAAAACAAACCGAATGATGTGATCCTCGCACCAAGCGAAGTGCTGCACATTCTCGGTTTGGGCTTTGATGGGCTGGTCGGATATTCACCCATTGCAATGGCAAAAAACGCTGTGGGTCTCGCCATCGCCGCTGAGGAATACGGTGCGAAATTTTTTGCCAACGGTGCGGCGCCAAGCGGTGTTCTCGAACATCCAGGCACATTAAAAGACCCGGAGCGCATCAGGGAAAGCTGGCAATCCACTTTTGGAGGCAGCGCCAACAGCAACAAAATCGCCGTGTTGGAGGAAGGGCTCAAGTATACGCCCATCGCCATATCACCCGAACAGGCGCAGTTCCTTGAGACACGAAAATTTCAGATAAATGAAATCGCCCGTATCTTCCGAGTGCCACCGCATATGCTGGCGGATTTGGAGAAATCCTCGTTTTCCAACATTGAACAGCAGTCGCTTGAATTTGTGAAATACACTCTCGACCCGTGGGTTATCCGCTGGGAACAGGCGATGAACAAGTCACTCCTGCTCGAAAGCGAAAAGCGCGATGTATTCACCAAGTTTAATGTGGATGGACTGCTTCGCGGCGACTATCAGAGTCGTATGACGGGCTACGCTACGGCGCGGCAGAACGGCTGGATGAGCGCCAACGATATCAGGCAGCTTGAAAACCTTGACCGGATACCGGAGGAGCTCGGCGGTGACCTTTACCTTATTAACGGCGCGATGACCAAATTGCAGGATGCTGGTGCATTCGCAAATACAACTACAACAGGAACGGAGGAACCCTCAGATGGGCAAAACAAATCGGGCACAAAGCCCAGGAAAAGTCCCCGTCAGGGCACGTGACAAAGCGCATTTCTGGAACTGGGACAATGATGAGGAATCGGGTGTCCGCACCCTTTACCTTGACGGCACCATTGCGGACGAAAGCTGGTGGGGCGATGAAATCACACCCCGGATGTTCAAAGATGAGCTGTTTTCCGGCAGCGGCGATATCGTCGTTTGGATCAACTCTCCCGGTGGGGACTGTGTGGCGGCTTCACAGATTTACACCATGCTCATCGACTATACAGGTAATGTCACCGTAAAAATCGACGGTCTGGCGGCGAGTGCTGCTTCTGTCATCGCTATGGCGGGAACCGAAGTGCTTATGGCTCCAACGGCTCTGCTCATGATTCATAATCCCATGTCAATCGCTATCGGTGATACCGAGGAAATGCAGAAAGCTATCGCTATGCTGGATGAAGTCAAGGAAAGCATCATCAACGCTTATGAAATCAAGACCGGACAATCAAGAGCGAAAATCTCCCACCTCATGGACGGTGAAACCTGGATGAACGCCAACAAGGCTATCGAGCTTGGCTTTGTGGACGGCATTTTGGAGGACACCAAGCGCAGTCATACCGACGATGTGGTCTTTGCGTTCAGCCGCAGGGCGGTCACCAATTCGCTTATGAACAAGCTCATCAGTAAATCCGCTCCGAAGCCGGAGCAACAGAAGCAGGATTCGCCCACGGGCGTTTCCATCGAAACGGCTATGCAGAAACTGCAGGCCCGTAAATACATTTAACGGAGGTATTTTACTATGAAAAAGGTACTCGAAATGCGTGAAAAACGCGCAAAGGCATGGGACGCTGCGAAGGCGTTCCTCGATACTCGTGCGAAGGACGGTGTTCTTTCTGCTGAAGACAACGCAACCTATGACAAGATGCTTGCCGATGTGGACTCGATGGCGCGTCAGATTTCCATTGAGGAAGATCGTGTGGCAAGAGACGCCGCTATGGCACAGCCCACCAGCTCTCCCATCACAGCAAAACCCGCCACACAGGATGGGAAGCCTGTCCACTTCAGAGCGACTGCCGAATATCGTGAGGATTTCTTGAACCTCGTGCGCGGCAAGCGTCCCGTTCATAACGTCATGGAGGAAGGCACTCCCTCCACCGGCGGTTATCTTGTTCCGATTGAGTTCGACAGAAATCTTGTCCGAGCGCTTGAACGTGAGAATGTCATTCGCTCTATTTCTAAGGTCATCACCACGGCGGCACCCCACAGGATTAACGTCGCGCTTACCGACGTATCCGCCGACTGGGTAGCAGAAAGCGGCACCTTTACGCCCAGTACACCCACCTTCAACCAGCTTTCCCTAGATGCATACACCCTCCGCGCGGCTGCGTTGGTTTCGGAGGAGCTGCTTCAAGATTCCATGTTTGACCTTGAAGACTACCTCATCGACAATTTTGCCCGCGCTTTTGCGGCAAAGGAGGAGCAGGCTTTTTGCGTCGGTGCAGGCAGCACCCAGCCCACAGGCATCTTCACTGCGAACGGCGGCGATGTCGGTGTGACAACGGCGGCGGCCGGGGCAATTACAGCGGATGAACTCATCGAGCTGACCTATTCCCTCAAGGACGGCTATAAGAAAAGCGCTAAATTTGTTTTGAACAGTGCAACCCTCGCGGGTATCCGCAAGCTCAAAGACGGTAATGGTGCATATATGTGGCAGCCGTCTCTGCAGGCAGATCAGCCCGACCGTCTGCTCGGATTTCCGGTTTATGTTTCGCAGTATGCTCCGACCATTGCGGCAAGCGCATACACCGTTGCTTTTGGTGACTTCCAAAACTACTGGATTGCCGACCGCAGCGGCAGAACCGTCCGTCGTGCGGATGAACTGCACATCGCCAATCTGCAGACCGGTTTTTACGCTTTCCAGCGTGTAGACGGTAAGACCGTACTGCCCGAAGGCATCAAGCTGCTTAGGCAGCACGCTTAAGAGGAGGATTGGGATATGTCATATAACGTAAAAAACTATACCGAACAGGGCGGTGAAAAAACCGTCATCGGTGGCACGCTGGAAATCAAGGAGGGAGCCTCGGTAACGGGGCTTCCTTCTGCAAATAACCAGGCAACCAGCACAGCTACTACCGTAGCCGGAGTCAAGGATGATTTTAACGCTCTGCTGCTCAAACTGAAAGATGCAGGGCTAATGACTCCGGATGCATGGAATGTATTGGTTTCTAAAATACCCGCACCCAGTGGCGAGGATTTGATCGCCAACCAAAGTAAGGTTACGGCAATCACCATTGAAGACGGTGTTATTACCGTAGCTGTTCCCGTATCAGAGCTGATTGCTTTCCCAAGCTCCAATCCGTCACAGGGTACTCATAGGTGGGTTGGAATGCTCATCACCACAGGCCTTTCGGATATCACTACGGTTAAATACAACGGCTCTCAACTTATAGCCGCTGATGCTACCGAAGCTGCTGCTGTCGGTGGTTCAGCCGGTGATATTGTCATGTGGCTAAAATGCGATGAAATCGTAAATACACCGAAAATCTTCACCCTATGGGCTTCCGGCTATCCCGAAGCGACCTTCACTGTCGTAATCGCAGAACCGGAAGAAGAATAATGAAAGGACGGTGGCGATATGACGCTGCTTGAAAAAGTCAAAGCAAATCTCATTCTTGAGCATAATGTGGACGATAAACTTCTTCAGATGTACATCACCTCCACCGTATCTTATGCCGAGAGCTATCAGCACCTGCCGGAAAACTATTATACTGACCATCAGATGCCGCCTACCACAGAGCAAGCCGTCATTATGCTGTCGTCCCACTTCTATGAAAGCCGGGACGGCAGCACAGGTGGCTTTTTTGGAGACAGCGTGCAGGCAAGTCAGCAGGTCTGGAACACGGTCAACACCCTTTTGCGTCTTGATCGGGATTGGAAGGTGTGAGCATGAGTTATGGGAAAATGAATACATTCATCGACATCATCACCACCGCTCCGGTCAAGGACGCAGACGGCTTCGTTACCAGCGGAGATACCATCCTAGCTTCTGTCCGTGCCTACAAAGAAATCCGCAACACCACCGCAAAATGGGAACGGATTATTGGGAGCGCCGCATTTTCGAGCGTTACAGCAATGTTCCGATTTCGCAAGATCTCCGGCCTTATCGTGGACACCACGCTTTTCATCTCCGATGCAGACGGTCGTTACAACATCGTCAGTGCGGGGGACGTGCGCGGGCGCGGGATGTATATCGAGGTGCTGGCAGAGAAACTGGAAGGGAGCGTGAAATAAATGGCTCGTTGCGACATCCAAATACCGGAAGATTTCTTGCTGAAGCTTTCACGGCTTGGGGAGAAAACCGATGAAATCATACCAAAGGTGCTGGAGGCGGGCGGTGAGGTTGTGGAATCGAAAGTAAATTCCAATCTGCAGGCCGTCATCGGCAGCGGCACAAAGGAAGAAAGCCGTTCTACAGGCGAGCTGCTCTCGGCGCTGGGCGTTTCCTCCGCAAAACAGGATAAGGACGGTAATTTCAATGTAAAAATTGGCTTTTCAGAGCCTCGTCCTGATGGCAAAAGCAACGCTATGATTGCCGGCGTTCTTGAATACGGCAAGCATGGGCAAGCGCCTAAGCCCTTCTTGAAGCCCGCCAAGTCATCAAGCAAATCTGCGGCAGTGGCGGCAATGAAGGCGAAGTTTAAATCGGAGGTGGACGGCGTATGAGCATACTGGCTGAATTGAACACTTTGCTCACGCCCATCCTCCCCGTGGAGACGGGTGTTTTTTCCAGCGTCCCGCCCGACGAGTACCTTGTGCTGACCCCGATGACGGACGAATTCGCCCTGTTCGGCGATAATTTTCCCCTTGTCGAAGTCTCCGAGGTGCGGATTTCGCTGTTTTCTAAAGGCAACTATCTCCAGAGAAAAAGGCAACTCACGCAGGCTCTGCTTGGTGCAGAATTCACCATAACAGACCGCCGATATATCGGTCATGAAGATGATACAGGCTACCACCATTACGCTATAGACGCAGCGACCAGCGTGACGCTGGACCCAATTTCGCCTGACGGCGAGAGCGATTAACAAATTGAGGAGGAAATTTTTATGGCTACTATCGGGCTGGATAAGCTCTTTTATTCAAAAATCACAGAGGATGTAAACGGTGATGAAACCTACAGCATCCCTGTTCAACTTGCAAAAGCGATGAAAGCGGATCTGTCTGTCGAACTTGCGGAGGCGACCCTTTACGCAGATGATGGTCCCGCTGAAATTGTAAAAGAATTCAAAAGCGGCAAACTCTCCCTTGGTATCGATGATATCGGCATTACAGCCGCCGAGGATTTGACCGGGGCAAAAATTGACGATAACCACGTGGTGGTTTCCGGCAGTGAGGACGGTGGCTCTGCTGTCGCCGTAGGCTTTCGGGCAAAGAAGGCAAACGGAAAATACCGCTACTTCTGGCTTTACCGTGTAGTATTCGGAATCCCTGCGACTAACCTCGCCACCAAAGGTGACAGTATCACCTTCTCCACGCCGACCATTGAAGGCACGGTACTGCGCAGGAACAAACTGGATGGCAACGGCAAGCATCCGTGGAAAGCGGAGGTCAATGAGGATGATACAAGCGCTCCTGCCTCCGTAATCACAGGCTGGTACACGGAAGTGTATGAACCTGTGTTCGCAGCTTCCGGTGGAGGTGAGGACTAATGGCAAATGAAAGAAGTGCTGTTATACAAATCGGTGAAGCGGAGTATGAAATGCTCCTCACCACCAAAGCTACAAAGGAAATAGCAGGTCGCTACGGCGGGCTTTCCAACCTTGGCGAAAAGCTGATGAAATCCGAGAGTTTTGAGATGGCACTTGATGAGATTGTTTGGCTCATCACACTGCTTGCCAATCAGTCGGTACTGATTCACAACCTTCAAAACCCTTCAGAAAAGCAGGAACTGCTTACAGAGGAAGCTGTGGAACTGCTCACCTCGCCGCTTGAACTGGGCGAATACAAAAATGCCATTATGGAAGCCATGTATAAAGGCACAAAACGCCATGTGGAAAGCGAGGAAGAATCCTCACCAAAAAACTCACAGGTCGGGCAAGCGATGAAGAATCCTTTGCCCGACTGATTTTTTACGGCGTGTCTCTCCTCCACCGTTCAGAGCAGGAGGTCTGGCTGATGCCCCTCAGCCATCTGCTCGACCAGTGGGAGGTATATAAACAGTTTCATGGTCTGGCAAAAGCAAAACATGAGTATGGGATTGATGAAATTATTCCGAATGGGATATGATCCGACCTCTAAAACAATTATTCGTACATTTTATACATTTGTACGAATAATTGTTGACATTTGTTCGAAAGTGTGGTACCCTTTGGTTGAGGTGAGAGAAATGGAAATTAAAATTGAGACTTTAATCCCTTTTGAGAGAATTAAAAAAGAACCTAATGATGTGTTTAAAATTGTTGACACCTATGGGCAGGCTATATTACTGAAAGACAATGCTCCTGCCTACATTATTATGAAACCGCAGGAATCTGCAATAGTGAGTCAAGAACAAGCAAAATCTCTTCCAATGTCCTCCGCATACACTTTGCAGGAAGCAATGCGAATTGTTCTTTTAGACGCAGAAGGTAACGAGATGCACGCAGCCGAACTTGCCGATGCAATATATGAGCGGGGCTTGTATGTTCAAAAAAACGGCGAAAAAGCTAAATATAATCAAATGCGGGCAAGATGCGGTCATTACCCGGAAATGTTTGAAGCACTAAAAGGCAACATCATTCGCTTGCGGACAGAAAACGAAGCGAATGTGTAGACGGTGATATTATGATTGACTGGAATAGAAACGGAAAGATAGACCCTGTTGATATCGGTATTTCTATTGCTGTGGATTCATACAGTTCCTCTGATTCGCTTAAACTGATGAATTATTCATTTTCCTTGATACAAGAGATTTCTCCGGAGCGTAATGCGAAAGGACAAATCAGGCAATACATGCCTCATGCATTATATGAAAAACGACAATACAGCAAGCTTCATAAGTACGGCATGGGACCTTTTTGTCGTTTCTCTATTTTAAGAGAGTGGCACGGCGTTTCAGGTGTTTATGCTCTATGCAATACCCATCAACTTTTGTATATTGGGCAATGTAAAGATTTCGCGCAAAGGTTTAATGCAGGGTATGGGATTATATCACCGCGAAATTGCTATGTAGGAGGGCAACTGACCAACTGTAAGATTAATACGATGATTTTAAGAGAATATATTGCCGGTGGGAATGTCTATCTGTATTTTTATGAAACCGGCGATTATGATCGGGTAGAACGTAAATTAATCGATGGATTTCAACCACCATATAACGGGCGCACTTAAATAATCTGTTAAGAGGACTCATACATGTCTATGCGATACTGACGGATACGATAAGAAACAGTTGCTCTTAAAGGCACTCCGAGGGGGGTGTCTTTTCTTATGCCCATTTATGCGGAAGGAGGTGGCAACCATGTCGGATATAGGGTTAAAAATCGGCGTTGAAGGCGAAAAAGAATTTAAAAATGCTCTGCGTGACATCAACCAGTCCTTTAAGGTGCTTGGGTCGGAGATGAAACTCGTATCTTCGGAGTTTGACAAGCAGGATAAATCCGTAGCAGCAGTTACGGCAAGAAACGAAGTTCTGAATAAAGCGATTGATGCCCAAAAGGATAAAATCTCCACCCTCGAATCCGCATTAAAGAATGCCGCCGACAGCTTCGGAGAAAACGACCGCCGCACCCAGAACTGGGCAGTTCAGCTGAACAATGCCAAAGCAGAACTTAACGGCATGGAGCGTGAACTTGATGAAACAGCGGACAGTACCGACGACCTTGGCGATGAGTTGAAAGAAACAGGCGATGAAGCCGATAAATCAGGTGGTAAGTTTGAGAAGTTGGGCGGCGTATTAAAAGGTGTCGGTGCCGCAATGAGTGCTGTTGCCGTTGCCGCAGGAGCTGCCGCTGTAAAGCTCGGCAAGGAAGTCATCGCAGCATACGCCGATTATGAACAACTGGTCGGCGGTGTGGACACGCTCTTTGGGGAGTCATCACAAGCTGTTCAAGGATATGCCGAAAACGCCTTCAAGACGGCGGGAATGTCTGCCAACGAGTACATGGAAACCGTCACAGGATTCTCCGCAAGCCTTATCCAATCCCTCGGCGGCGATACTTCTAAGGCGGCGCAGGTTGCGGATATGGCGATTACGGATATGGCTGACAACGCCAATAAAATGGGTACGGATATTTCGTCCATACAAACTGCCTATCAAGGTTTCGCCAAGCAGAACTACACCATGCTCGATAACTTGAAATTAGGCTACGGCGGTACGAAGTCTGAAATGGAGCGGCTGCTCACCGATGCCGAGAAAATCTCCGGCATCAAATATGATCTATCCTCATTTTCAGATTTGACGGAAGCAATCCATGTGGTTCAGACTGAAATGGGCATCACGGGCACGACCGCCAAGGAAGCTACTGAGACCATTAGCGGTTCTATGGCAGGTATGCAGTCGGCTATCGGAAACCTTATGGCGGGTCTGGGTAATTCCGATGCGGACATAGAACTTTTAATTGGCAATGTGGTTGAGGCATTTCAGAACGTCTTAAAAAATATCGTGCCTGTCATTGAGAATATTGTAAAGGCTCTGCCTTCCGCCCTTGCCGGGATATTGCAAGCGGTGGGAGATTTGCTGCCGACACTGCTCTCAACGGTTACAGCGCTGTTCACACAGGTTCTGGAAACGATTCTAAGTCTTCTACCGGAACTCATACCCGCTGCCGTGGACGCAATTATTACCATCGTAGGTGCGCTGGTAGACAACCTACCGCTTCTCATTGATGCAGCGATACAATTGGTACTTGCCCTTGCGCTTGGAATTGCGGAAGCATTACCGGAATTGATTCCCTCTATTATTGAAGCTATTATTACGATTGTGCAAACGCTGCTCGATAACATGGATAAAATACTTGAAGCCGCCTTTGCCATTATTCAAGGATTAGCGACCGGTCTTTTGGATGCTTTGCCGAAGCTGATTGATGCCTTGCCCCAGATTATTACTTCTATCATAAATTTCGTAACCGATAACCTTCCACTTATTATCGAAATGGGTATCAAACTTACTGTTCAGTTGACAGTTGGTCTAATTAAAGCAATTCCGCAGCTTGTTGCGAAACTTCCGGAGATTATTGCTGCGCTGGTTTCAGGGCTTGCGAAAGCAGTAGGTATGGTTGGTGAAATCGGTGTCAATATTGTAAAAGGCCTATGGGACGGTATTTCAAGCATGGGCAAATGGATAAAAGATAAGGTAGGCGAATTTTTCGGTGGTATTGTAGACGGGGTCAAAGGGCTGCTCGGTATCCACTCTCCCTCCACAGTATTTGCCGGTATTGGCGGTAACATGGGTGAAGGTCTTGGCAGTGGCTTTCTAAATGCCATGAGCAAGGTTGAAAAGGATATGAAAAAAGCTATTCCCACGGACTTTGACATCAACGCAAGCCTAACCGGATTACAACCCGCCTATGCGGGAGTACCTTCCATGACATATAACCATACCGGAACTATACGGGTTGAGGGCATTAATGCAAAAAGCGAACTGACCGGTGTTGTTGATATCATTATTGATGAACTGAGAAGAGAGGTGCGCCGCTGATGGCTCTATTACTTAATAGGGATACGGGTGAAAGCATCACCCGCTTTGTAAGCCTTTTGGAAAAGCAGGGGGTTATTCGCACCATTCATAACACCCTTGACGGTCAACATTATATTCAGCGCATCGGCGCGCCGACTATCAGCTATGAATTGAAATTGTACGTTACTGAGGACGGCAAACGGCTTCTCTCACAAGCAGAGGATACCGCATCTCTTTTAGAAGCAAGAGTGAAAACGGGAATTTACTTCGGTAGGATTACAAACCTCTCAGATTTTAAAAGACTAACTTCCGGGTATTACGAGGTTACTGCCACACTTTCAAAAGTGACGGAGGTGTAGCCGATGAAATATATCCCGCAGGAAATGTTAAATAAATTGAATGAACGATGGCAGATCGAAGCAAATGATACACAGCCAAACTTGCGACTTATAGCAACACAGGCAACGGTTAATACTTTGATTTCAGAACCGATTCATGATGACCTTCCGGGCTTTGGAGATGTGTCAATCCGTCAACTGCCCGGCGAAAAATCACCGTCCCGTGCCTATGCTCTGTGTATCGACAACGGAATGGCAAAGGTTTATGAACGGTTATTCCCAGCCAACATGGATAATCCTTGGCAGTATATCTGGACGCTTGGTGCAGCAAAAGATGTGGCAATTGAGTTTAATGGTAACTGGGCTCTGGAGGCACAAAGCCGGTGGTATATCCTCGAAACCGAGGTAACTCCGTATTTGTTTTGGGTTGGAACGGATAATTCCCTTTATGTTCAAAAGTGGGATGATGAATCTACCCGTTTGATACTGGATACCGATGTATCACAGATTAGCGTGTGCAAGGGTTGGAAATCCTCCATCATGACCGGGCTTGACCAAGGGATAATTGTCGGATACCTTAAAGGCGGACGGGTGTTCTACCGCGCATACTGTCAGCAGGATACTGGTGAATATATCTGGGAACCGTCTTATGAAATTACGGAACTTGGTGAAAACAACAGCTTTTTATCCGTGTTTCGTACAAACGATTTCCGCATCGGTTTCGTCACCGAAACAGGCGGTCATATGAAATGGGTATTATCCCACCGAAACTATGCGGGTATGTCTTTTCGACCTGAAACCGTCAACGCTCAGATTCAGAATGTGCGCTGCTATTTTGACAAGCTGATCGAATACAATTTTTATCAGCGTGATACTGCGATGACCGAATTAAAATATTTGTACTGCTCACTGATGCCGCCTAATGCAACAGATACTGTAACAGTTACAAATGTTGAAAAGCTGAATGTACCGGATACCTTTGAAAGCAACGGTTTCAAACTGTACTTAAGCCATAGGCTGCATGGTGATATTGGGACAGATATATTACCGCTTGCTACGGTTTCGCCATCTGTAACAATTACAACGGTTACCTATGATGATACCGAACAAGCAATTACCGTACTGGTTAGCCCGAATATTCGAAGAAATATGGCAGTTACCATTATGCTGCCGGAATATCGGCCTGTGTATTATGAAAAGTTTCAGAAACAGAAAGAACCATTGAATGCTCTGACGGCGACTGTAGCTGCAGAGGTAAACACTATTCAGACCAGTTTTAACGAATCAGTAACTGCGTCTGTAACAAACCTCGTTTTCCTGTGGCAAAAACCCGTATTTCATTATTCGTTCACCAGGGAAACAGCCACAGCGGAAATAACAGGTGTAACCGTGACACTGCAAGCGGTGTCTAATCTACCGATTTGAGGAGGAGCACATGAATATATTTGAAAACGCAGCTGTCCATAACAAGTTTGACTTTCTTGTGGTGGATGCCAACACCGGAGAAGAAAAGCAACGGGCGGTAGCATATAACATGATTTTAAACTACTGGTTTCAAGGTGCATTAAGTATTGATGGCAAGACCAGTAATGGTGATTATGATTCTAATCCAAACGCTTTACTTTCCCGTATTGCTTTCGGAACAGGTGCGGGAACTCTAAGTCCGACCAGAACATCGTTATTTACACAGCTTGGCTGGAAGGTAGCTTCGAATGTTTCCACAGTCTATGCTTACCCGACCTCTTACCGCCAAAAGCAGATTAAGCTGGAGGCGAATGAATATATTGGTGCAAAAATTACGGAGGTCGGATTTATGCGACATGAAGATTACTGGAATTATCCCTATGTGTATTTAACCACCCATGCTATGCTTGAGGACAGCGAAGGAAATCAAATCGCTATAACTAAGACTGATACCGATGTGGTGTATATCACGGCGACATTTTATGTTACGCATACCCCTTCCGGCTTTGGTGCAAACGGCATTTATCCTCCAGCCGAGAAGAACTATCTAATTCGGTACCTGCTGACCGGCTCCTTTGATAATACCGTAGCTTTCGGTAGATTCCCGCTTGCGAACTCAAACGACTTGTCTATAGCGTCCGGTGAAATGAGAAAGTCCACCAGCCGTAAAACATGGAGCTATACTATAAGCGGTGCAGATATCACGAATCTGCGGATAAATATGCCGGTGATTACCTTTCTCGAAACGGAAGCCAACAACCGCATTATAAAGCATATCGGTACTCCTTTTATTGGAGCTGTCACTTTTCCGAATCATGATATTTTCCCGCCCTATCTGATAGAAAAGATACCGATAGGCACGGGTGATGGGGCAGCCGCCGAATTTAATATTCAATGCCCTCTTATTATGGAAGGCTCGGATACTGTTTATGTTGACAATGTAGCACAAGTACGCGGTACGGATTATACCGTCGATTATGAAAGTAACTGCGGCGATTGGTATGAGAATTATTTGACGGCGCAGTATTCGGTCAGAAGTTTGGAAGTTACCTTTGGAAATATTGCTTCAAGGTCACCTTACGGAACGGGTAGGGTCTACCGTGACCCGGTTGCATGGTGGGATTGCTATGACACTTCCTTCTATCCCTCATCCGTGACTGTCAGCGAAGCAAACCCGATTTTAATCAATTTTGGATCGCCAAAAGCCTGCAACACATTAAAACTCAATGGTATTACCTTACCAGCGGCGCAAATTGATAATCTGGTGATTGAATACTCTGCAAACGGAACGCAGTGGACATCCGTTCCCGACAAAGCACGAGATGGGCAGGTCTGGCGTTGGACGGAAACTTCGGCGCAGTATTGGCGGGTATATATTCCATCCTATAACTGGACATACGATTTTCTTTATAGCGGCATACCTACCCGTGACGGTCAGACTTTTGGCTCTACCTTTTTCTTAGGAAAACAAACACTCGGTCTAAAGTTCACGAACCCGCCGACAGCAGGAGCGGCAATCGCGGCTACCTATTCCATAGAATATCCGTTCAAGACGGCAAATAATCTGCTCCGCTTCACCTATACCATACAACTGCAAAGGGGATGATACCATGCGCCTGACCTTTGAATATACAAGAGAACTGGGACAGGGCTTATCCCCGCAGGTTATTCACATGATGGATAACGGGATACGGTTGATTTATCTGACCGCAGACGGAACAGTAAAAGGAACGGAAACATTTCCGGCACTCGGCTTGTATGATAATCTTTCCTTTACAGAAAAAGGTAGACTGTCTGCTGATTTGGGCGTTACAAAGCCGTCTCTTAAAAAGGTGGCGCACTACGGTGCATATGGTTTTTGGTGTGCTGATGCCATGCATAAGTTTGTCATGTATATGCTGCCGACAGATGTTTCGCACACCCTTTTGAACGGCAACATTTCATATTCCAAAGGCAGCCCCATATCGCAGTTTTCGGTTAATTTGCAGAATGCAGGCGGTGAGTTAGTGGGAAGATACCGCTCTATTATAGCACCCAACACAAAGTTGGAATTGTATTTTACTCTTGGCAGCAGTGCAGAGCTATCTCTGGGACAATTTTATATCGACCGAGTGTCCATCGGTTACCCGGAGCAAAATATATCGGTAACAGCCCGAAATGCCATCGGCAAGCTGCTCAAAGAACAGACCTTTGATGAAGATGCTTTGTTCACTGCCGCAACTTTGCAGGAAAACCTGTCGGCAATTTTAACTCTCGCAGAGGTTGAGCACTTCTTTGTAGCAGACCCGCAGAAAACTTGGAAACTTACCTTTGAACCGCAGATAGCACTCCTTGACGGAATACAGAATGTAATTCAGCTATTACCCGGTTGGCAGATTTCCGAAAATACAGATGGTACTGTTGGCATTGGGTCTATATATGATGGACGCTTTGAACAGCCATCAACCTATATCTTTGAACGGGATAAAACCTGCTGGGGCTATGATATTGAATATGACGATGAGCAGACGGTAAGTAAAATATGCATCACCTGTAAAGAACCTGCAAATACCGTATTTCGGCAGTTAACACCTCACAAGTGGTGGGTTTCCCCGCCGAACAAGACAATGTATATCACTGTGCCGGATGGGACTTCTCTTGCTGATATAAATGCGTATGCTGATGAACTGGCAGAGTCGATTGCTGTGTCCGGCAGAATAGAAAGCTTTGTAGGTATTTTTACCCCGCATATGCTGATCGGTGACGCTGTGGAATTGGTTGAACCAAGCGGTAGGCACAGCATGATTGGAACGGTGACCTCCGCAAAGCATAACCTTGGCAGGGGCGGTTTCTATACCGAATTCACCGTTGACAGCGGTGGCAGAAAAGGAAAGCCGTTCCTCAAAGACTTTGTCAGCCAGATATCCGGTACAAAGAAGATAGGCGGTGTGGTAATTTCTTAAATCGCACTACACCAGTAATGCATCTTTGCTCTTGTAGCAAGGGTGCTTTTTATATATCCAAAATTAAAATGGAGGTATTTACATGAAAGAAATATGGAATTTAATTCAAATCGGCATTGCCGCTGTGGGCGGCTGGCTTGGTTATGTACTGGGAGGGCTGGATGGATTTTTGTATGCACTTCTGGCCTTTGTAGTAATCGACTATATCACCGGACTGATGTGTGCAGTACTGGACAGGAAGCTGTCCAGTGAGGTTGGGTTTCGAGGGATATTCAAGAAGGTACTGATTTTTGCCCTCGTTGCCGTCGGACATATCATTGACCAAAAAGTAATCGGAGATGGCTCTGTGATACGAACAGCAGTCATCTTTTTCTATCTCTCCAACGAAGGCATATCCATACTCGAAAACACCGTCCATATCGGCCTGCCTGTACCACAGAAATTGAAAGACGTTTTAGAACAGCTTCATAACAGAAGCGATAAGGAGGATGAACAGAAATGAACCTACGAAAGTTAATACTTACAAATAACGCCTGCTACAAAGCAGGCAAAACTATAAACCCGAAGGGCATCATGGTGCATTCCACCGGGGCGAACAACCCAAATCTCAAACGCTATGTGGGTCCCGATGACGGTTTGCTCGGCAAAAACCAGTATAACAATCACTGGAATCAGGATAAGCCCGACGGGCGGCAGGTCTGTGTTCACGGCTTTATAGGAAAGCTGGCTGACGGCTCAATTGCCACCTACCAGACCCTACCGTGGAATCATCGCGGCTGGCACGGCGGCTCCGGCTCGAAAGGCTCGGTCAATGACACCCATATCGGATTTGAAATCTGCGAGGATGGGCTAACCGACAAGACCTATTTTAATGCCGTTTACAAAGAAGCCGCTGAACTATGCGCCTATCTCTGCAAGCAATATAAACTCGACCCGATGGCAGGCGGAGTTATTATCGGGCATTATGAAGGCCATAAGCGGGGTATCGCAAGTAACCATGCTGACCCCGGACACTGGTTTCCCAAACACGGCAAGTCGATGGATACTTTCCGCACCGAGGTTAAAAGGCTGCTCACAGCAAGTGTAACGCCTGCCACAACCGAGCCGAAAAAGCTGTACCGTGTTCAAGTAGGTGCGTACTCGGTCAAGGCAAACGCCGACGCCATGCTTGCCAAGGTAAAGGCGGCAGGGTTTACCGACGCTTTCATTAAATATGGCAAATAGCCGAAGCCAAAATACATCCTTTCGGTATGAAAAGCCATAAACCAGAAGTCAAGTTGTTGACCTACAGTTAATGCCCATCAGAGATTTTTTCTCCGGTGGGCATTATTTTTTACCCATTTACTACGGATTTCGCCCCCTCACTGTCCTTTCGATAGTGAGGGGAGTTTTTCTTTCCCTCGGAACGGAGGGGTGTCATGGAACCAATTACAACCGAAACGATTATCAGTGGAAAGGTATACTGCGTTACAGCCGAGTGTTCCCCGACCGCCACTGAGACGGTAGAAAAAAAGCTGGAACGCCTTATTTGCCGCCATGTTTCAGACACAAAAAGTTATCAAACCAAAGAGCCTGAAACGCTTGCTATGTCTGAAATAGTACGCGAATATACTACGGATACCATATAGTAAAGGAGTAGGTAGTATGCAGCAAATCAGACAAGCGGACGACGGCAAAATCACGGCTTTATATGAACGTTTAAGCAAAGACGATGATTTTGAAGGTGATTCCAATTCCATCGTCCACCAAAAAGAAATCCTCGAAACATACGCAAAAAAGAATGGCTTTTCTAACATTCGTCATTTTGTGGATGACGGGGTCAGCGGAACACTGTTCAAAAGACCGGGGCTGGACGCTCTGCTCGACGAGGTTCGAGCGGGGCGCGTCGCCACGGTCATTATCAAAGACCAAAGCCGTATCGGACGTGACGTGCTTGAAGTAGGATTGTTGAAACGTACATTTGACGAGTTCAACGTTAGACTGATTGCCGCCAACGATAATCTCGATACGGCAAACGGCTTTGACATTATGTCTATTTTTCGGGATGTTTTCAACGAGTGGTTCGTAGCCGACACCAGCAAGAAAATACGAGCGGTGTTTAAGGCGAAAGCACAGTCGGGCAAACACCACAACTCAATCGCCCCTTACGGCTATAAGCCGTCAAGCGACGACCCTTTTGTATGGGACATTGACGAACCGGCCGCCGAGGTCGTGCGTGAGATTTTTCAGATGTGCATTGACGGAATGGGGACAAAAGCCATAGCGCTTGTGTTAAGGGAACGGGAGCTTGACCGTCCGAGCATTCACCGCCTCAGACGCGAGGGCAAGCAACTGCCGGAGTATAAATTCCCGAATAATCATTGGTGTGCTTCCAACATAGCTGACATATTGGCAAACAGGGAGTATCTCGGAATTGCAACCTTGAGCAAAGTTACGGTGAAGTCCTACAAGGATAAGACCCACATATATCGCCCTGTTGAGGACTGGACGATATTCGAGGATGCACACCCCGCCATTATCGAGCAAGAAACGTTTGATGTCGTTCAGCGCATTCGAGACGGACGCAGGCGACCGACAAAGCTCGGTGACATGGGCGTTTTGAATGGGAGGCTTTATTGCGAAGACTGCGGTAGCAAACTCCACATCAAGCGGCGGGCAAACGGTGCGAAAGCGCAGTATGTTTATTACATTTGCAGACAGAGCCGAGCAAATTCGGACGGTTTTGGCAATTGCACACCGCATTCAATCCGTCAAGAAATAATCGAACATCTCGTGCTTACCGACATACAGCGTGTGTTTGCTCTTGCGAAAGACCACGAGGTCAGCTTCATTGAAGTAGCGGGCAAAAAGGCGCAAAAAGACAATGAGAAAAGTATTAGAAAGGCAAAAACGGAGTACGCCAAAGCCGAAAACCGCATTCGACAGCTCGACGACATTATTTCTCAAATATATGAGGATAAGGTCAGCGGAGAGCTTAGTTCCGAGCGGTTCGCTAAAATGCTCGGCAAATACGAACAGGAGCAGATTGAGCTAACAGTAAAAATGGATGCCCTTCGCCCCGTGCTTGAGCAGGCTGAAGCGCAGACACAGGGCATTGACAAGTTTCTGCGGATGGTTAAGAGGTTCACTGAGATTAAGGAATTGAGTGCCGAGGTTGTAAGCGAATTCATCGAGCGGATTGAAGTCGGCGAAACGGCAATGGTGAACCCACGGCGGTTTCCGAACTGGGCAGATGAAAAGCGTCAAGACATCAGAATTGTGTACAACTACATCGGAACAGTGCCGCAAGAGAAAGATGCAATTAAGGCAAGTGCAAGTGGAAAAATAGCCTATAAAGGATAACGGCGTGAGCTTCGAAAAGTTCACGCCATTTTTTTAGGCATTGGGGATTTGTCCGTAAGGCGTGTGTTCTGATGAAGGCATTTCAGGCACAAAAAAGGAAAACCGAACTGGACTTTTAAGGCTGCTTGCAGATTGTGAAAACAAGAAAATTGACTTTATTATAACCAAGTCAGTCAGCAGATTTGCCAGAAATACAACCGACTGCATTGAGATGGTGCGAAAACTTA